AGTAACTGGAAAAATTCATATACATGGAGATTTAGCTGTTATAAATCCAGGAGATTATATAATTCTTCAGACTTATGTAATAATAGATCCAGAACAATATAATAAAATTTATAATGATAGAATGTTAAAAAAATATGTTACTGCTCTTATAAAAAGACAATGGGGAGCTAATATGGCAAAATATGACGGAGTTCAATTGCCTGGTGGTATAAGTATGAAGGGTGGCCAAATATATTCGGAGGCTTCTGGTGAAATTACTCAAATAGAAAACGAATTAATGCAGGCTCACGAATATCCTCCAGAATTTTTTGTAGGTTAATATGGCAATAAATCCATACTTTGGGGATTTTAGAAACGAACAACGACTGTTGGATGATCTAACAGTTGAAACGATCAAGGCCACTGGCCGTGATGTTTATTATATTCCAAGAGAATATGTTAAATTAGATAGAATATTCGGAGAAGATATTTTATCTCAGTTCAAACAAGCATATTTGATTGAAATGTATGTTATGGATGTTGTTAAGTTTCAAGGTCAACGAGATGTTGCGACTAAATTTGGTATTGATATTACTGATAAATTAGACTTACAAGTTGCTATTACTAGATTCAGACAAGAAGTATATGCAAAAAATTCTGATATATTTAAACCAAGAGAAGGTGATTTGATTTATTTTCCATTGTCAAAACATCTTTTTGAAATTAATCTTGTTGAAGATGAAATTCCATTTTATCAATTTGGAGCGTTGACTACTTATACTCTCAAGTGTGAATTGTTTAGTTACTCAAACGAAACTATCGATACAGGAATTACCGAAGTGGATGAAGTTGAAACTAAGAGAAAAATGTATCTTTCAAGAATTACTCTTGGTGATTCTGCGTCATCTTCAACGGTATTCAAAGTTGGAGATATCGTATATCAAGTTGCTGGTGTTACAAATGGAGATTATGTGGATGCTACATATACAGCAGTTGTTGCTGATTTTGTTGGTGGTGCGACAAAATATGTTTATGTTTCCGATGAAGATGGTACATTACAACTTGGTGCATCTACAGAAACAGTATTAGATAAAACAAAGACTGTTAAATATTATGTGACTGCAATTGACGATACCACTGTTAATGTTACTAAAGATCCAAAGATTCTTGAATCCGGTGGTGATAATAAAGAACTTGATATAGATCAAAATAATAATGATCTTTTTGACTTTACAGAAACTGATCCGTTCTCGGAAGGTAAATATTAATGTTTACTAAATTAGAACCATTTTACAATAAATCTATAAGAAAGACTGTTGTAGCCTTTGGTTCTTTATTTAATCAAATTTATTTCAATAGAACAGATGATTCCGGTAATGTTATAGAAACATCAAGAGTTCCTTTAATTTATTCACCAAAAGAAAAATTTATTCAAAGACTTAAATCAGAAACAGGACTTACCGACGAAACCCACACAAGAATGAATTTGCCTAGAATGGGTTTTGAGATTACCGGATTTTTGTATGATTCGCAACGAAAATTGAATAGACTTAATCAAAAAGTTTCAACTATTGATGGTGTGATTACTAGTAGTTTTGTTGAAGTCCCATATAATATTAACTTTGGACTTTATTTATTTTCAAGAAATCTTGATGATAATTTACAGATAATAGAGCAAATTTTACCTTACTTTGCTCCAGATTTTACAGTCACATTAAACATGAATCCACTTAATCAAAAAGTGGATGTTCCTATTATTCTTAATAGTTTAAATACTGTTGAAGATTATGAGGGTGATTTTGATACAAGACGAACTGTAAATAGTGTATTTGATTTTACAGTTAAAACTTATGTCTATGGACCGATAAAAGAATCTTCAACTGTTCTTATCGAAGATGCAAATATACGTCTATATGATGGACAAAACACTGTAGCAGAATCTATAAAGATATTCGATGTTGGATATACAGGAGATTCTTCTACATTGAGTGGAATAACTTACTATGAAAACCCCTGATGATGAACCAATCGAAAAGATATCAAAAGCATTAGATGTTTTTTATGATACAGCACAGTTACCGTCAAAAGAAATAAAGGCCGAGGTTAAAAAAATAAAGGCTGAAAAACTTGATGTGGACTTTTCCATGGCAAGAAGCAATATGAAAGAGCTTCTTAGTAATGGAATGAATGCGTTAGATGGCATTATGAAAGTTGCAGAAGCCAGCGATTCTCCGAGGGCTTACGAGGTTGCAGCTTTATTAATAAAAACCATATCTGATGTCAATAAAGATCTTATTGGTATACATGAAAAAAATGCAAATATTCAAAAAGAAAAAATTACAAATATAACAAATAATTCAATTTATGTTGGCTCTACGACAGATTTACAGAATTTAATTAATAAAGAAAGAGCACAAAATAAAGATGGCGATCAAACACAGTAGAGGTCCAGGATATCTTGGTAATAAAAATCTTAAACCAGCAGGCGTTAAGATTGAATTTACACAAGAACAAGTTGAAGAGTATATTAAATGTGCTAAAGATCCAATATATTTTGCTAAAAAATATGTTAAAGTTGTAACTCTTGATAAGGGTGTTACCCAGTTTGATTTATATGATTATCAAGAACGTCTAGTCGAAAAACTTTGTAACAATCGTTTCGTCATTGGTAAATTAGCGCGTCAGTCGGGCAAAACAACGACCGTAGGTTGCTGTTATCTTTTACATAAAGCATTATTCAATCAGAACATGAGTATTGCTATTCTAGCAAATAAACTTAATACTGCAAGAGAAATTTTATCACGCATTAGAGATGCGTATGAGCATTTGCCTTGGTGGCTTCAGCAAGGCATTCTGGAATGGAACAAAGGCTCCATACAGCTAGAGAATGGTTCTAAAATTATTGCAGCAGCGACTTCATCATCTGCTATTCGTGGTGGTTCATATAATTGTATTTCTGGAACAAGCATAATAACAATAAAAGATAATTTAACTGGTGAAATTTATAATATTTCGATAGAAGATTTTTATTCTAATTCGTCTAGAAATACTGATTATTATAAATATTTTGATGATAATGACGGAAAACAAATACAAGAAATGGTATTTTTCTCTGATGGAGAAGGCGAAAAAGAGAACAGATATATTACAGGAGTCGGAAAAACACCACATAATTCCACAATCTCTGGGTGGAACAAACACGAAAGACAATCTTGTTCAATTAACTATAAGAGAACATTTATTGGCACATCGTCTTTTACCTCATTTTTTGACTGGGATGGAAAAAGCAAAAATGTGCCATGCTTATTATCGAATGGTGAATGGGAGACAGGGAAAATATGTGAAAATGTCTCCATCAGCTATAATGGAAGCGAAAATAAATTATTCAGAAGCGAGAAGAATTATGCGTCTGGGATCGAAACACTCGGAAGAAACAAAGAAAAAAATATCCAAGTCAAACAAAGGAAAAATAATTTCACAGGAAGCTCGCCAGAAAATAAGCAATTCGAATACTGGCCGTTTGATCGGAATCAAAAAACCCAATGGTTTTGGGGAAAAAATTTCAAAGATATTGACAGGGAAAAAGAAAACAAAAGAACACTCGGACAAAATAAACAAGAATCCAGAAAAAATCAAAAAGACAGCATTAACACATCGCGGAATGAAACGATCACCAGAAGCAAAAGAAAAAATGCGCCAAGCAGCTTTATTACGGATACAAAAAAATGGTGGTCCGTGGAACAAAGGAAAGAAACTAATAGATGGGAAGTTCTCACAGCAGACGGATTTAAAAGTTTTAGAGGAATCTCAAAAACACATAATAGAGCAACAATAAAATTAGTATTCGATAATAATTCCGAATTAATTTGTACAGAAGATCATAAAATAGCAACTAATGATGGCTTCATTGAAGCTAAAAAATTAAATAAAAATCATGAGGTCATTAGTAGCAAAAATATATTACATTTAGTCGATATTATTAATGATGATGATTCTCATGTTTATGATTTACTTGAAGTAACAGATACTCATTCATTCTTTGCTAATAATATATTAGTACACAATTGCATTTTTCTTGATGAATTTGCATTCGTACCAACAACTGTTGCTGAAGAATTCTTTTCATCGGTCTATCCAACAATTACAGCAGGACAAAGCACTCAAATGATTATTATTTCAACCCCAAAAGGGTTGAATATGTTTTATCAATTATGGAAAGGTGCTACATCTAGACAGAATGAATATGTTCCATTTGAAGTTAACTGGCAACAAGTACCACAATATCCAGGTGGTCCTTTGCGTGATGAGGCGTGGAAAGAGCAACAGATTAAAAATACCTCTGAGCGACAGTTTGATGCGGAATTTTGCTGCTCATTTATAGGTTCAGCTAATACTCTTATAGATGCACAAAAGTTAAATCAATTAAGCTATGGTAAACCGAAGCAAAGAAATGCTGAAGGTCTTTTGATTTATAACGAACCAATTAAAGGTGATGCTGACAAAGGTACGACTGACAGGGAATATTTTATGACCGTAGATGTCGCCAGAGGGCAAGGTGGAGATAATAGTGCCTTTACTGTATTTGATATCTCGGACATGCCATATCGAATGGTAGCTCGTTTTAAGAGCAATACGGTATCACCTCTGTTATTACCATCTTATATTCGATCTGTGGGTAAGAAATATAATAACGCACATGTTCTTGTCGAAGTAAATGATATTGGAAGCCAGGTTGCTGATATTTTACATTATGATTTAGAATATGAAAATTTGGTTAAAGCAGCTTTTAAGGGTCATAAGGGACAGACAATAACTGAAACTGGAATGGGCGCGAAGCGTGTACAACTCGGTGTACGCACAACAGTTCCGGTAAAGAAACTTGGGTGTGCTGTTCTTAAGAATTTAATTGAACAGGATAAATTATTATTAGAAGATCCAGATACTATAGATGAGTTAACGACGTTTATTGCAGATGGGCAATCATTTGCTGCTGATGAAGGCCATACTGACGATCTTGTGATGACATTGGTTCTTTTTGCATGGGCCACAAGACAAGATTTCTTTGAAGCATTGACCAATAAAGATGTTCGTGTTGAGTTATTTGAGAAGGATATTGAAAAAATTGAGAATGAAATTATTCCAATGTTTGTTGAGGATGGATTTGACAATCAAAGCGAATGGGATGGAGAAGACCGCTGGTTCGGCGCAAAAGACTCAAGAAGAAACCAATTTGGTACACAATATTGGCTTTTTTAACTAAATTCTCGGAAATAATATATATTTTAGACGAAAATATTTTTAAGGAGAATTTATGGCACGACCAAATGTATCAGTTACAATATTAGATGAGTCACTGGTTGTCCCAACATCCGAAGAAGGATCCCCAACAATCGGAGCCATGGTTTCGGTTAAGGGTCTTAGTTTGTTTGGTACTACAGCAGAAAAAAATCAAGGATATTATCTAGTAAATGATATTCCAGACTGGTTTTCAAGACTTCAGACATTTACACAGACAGAAAATAGCTTAGGTGGCGCAAGTGGAGTTACCTTTATTTCAGAATACCTTGCTTCAGAGGGAGCAACCGCATGGACGGATGAATGGTATTCTGTTTATAACTTCCTTCAATACGGAGCACCTTGCTATGTCGGTTTCAATAACGCTGGAGCTGGTCTATCTGGCTTCTTTAGTTTAGATGTTGATGTTATCTTTGAAGGTGTTACTTTAGGTAGAGAACAAACAAAAGAATTCTTCAATCATAGAGTGGCAAAAGAATCACCAGCATTTGGTGTCTTTAGTCTCATTTCAACTGACGATGGTGTAGATTTAGATGCTACAAATCTTGGCATCCCAGGAACTCTTTCTGGATTAAGTTCACCAGAATTTGGATGCTTTGTATATGGCCAAAAGAATCAACTAAATGTCTCTGGTGATGGTACAACTCTTGTCAAATCAACTTTAGCAGCCGACGTGGCTGGTTGTCTTTCAAGAACAGACCGCGTTTCTTATCCATGGTATTCGCCAGCAGGAACAAGAAGAGGTCAAATTCTTAATGTCGTATCACTTACACAAAGTTTAACTGAAACTCAACAAGACAATCTTTACGATAGTAAAGTTAATCCTGTTGCTACATTTGTTGGTGAAGGAACAATTCTTTTCGGTGATAAGACTTATGCTGCTTCTACATCTTCGCTTACTTCAATTAATATTGCTAGACTCGTAATTTACTTGAAGAGAGCACTCACACCACTCGCAAGAGGTATTCTATTCGAACAAAATGATGCTCTCAGCAGAAATAGATTCTCAAACGCAGCTGATTCTATTCTAAGAGATGTTCAATCACAAAGAGGAATTAGTGATTACAAAGTTATCTGTGACGAATCAAACAATACTGCTGGTGTCATTGCAGCCAAAGAATTTGTTGCCGATATCTTAATCAAACCAATTCCATCAGTTAACTTTGTACGAATTACTATAACCAATAAAGATTTAAGTGACACTCTTTGAAATAACTAAGGAGTAAAAATGGCTAACGGATTATCAGATTTTAGAAACAATTTCTTTGGTGTCAGACAAAATAGATTCATGGTCAATTTTACCTTTCCATCAGGTATAGGTACTGGTCTTGATCTAGACACTGTTCAGACAATATATTGCAAGGCCACACAAGCACCCCCAAGTGCTGTTGGTCAAATTCCAGTAATGTGGCAGGGAAGACCAGTAAAATTCTCTGGTGAAAGAGTTTATGGTGATTGGGCATTGGTTATTTACGAAGCGGCAGGGAAGAAATCATCCCATAATCTCAAAGCAGCTTTTGAGAGATGGGCCAATGCAATGGATGAGAGAAATACTCACCAAATTAATTATAATGTCGTTACTAACTGGGATCTTTATTATGATGATATTCAAACGACCAGATCAGGTCAACCAGGACAAACACCAGGTAATTATAGCAAACATATTAAATTAATTAATTGCTTCCCAACTGAAATTTCACCAATCGATTTATCATACGATTCAGAAAATTCTTTCATTGAATTTACTGTAAACATGTCGTTTGATTATTGGCAACCAGTAACGGCGGCTGCTGGAGCATGACATATATAAATTATGGACTTGAATTTATTTGGCTTTTTATTTGGTAAAAAACAAAATGAACCACTACAGTCAACTGTAGAGGA